CCCCAAAATAAAAGTATATCAGTTACCTTTTTCTTTGCGTTTTAATGCCATGAGCATACCATGTAAAGCCTGTAAATCTTCTGGTTCTGCATCCTGTGCAGCATCAAATAAAACAGAAAGCTCTTTGTTGTCATATATTTTTTGTGCAATCCTGCTTGTTTCAGGATTGAGATAGTAGGATTGTTTATGCTCTGTGTCTTTATCTTCTATTAAATCGGAACGATTTATGTCGAAAAGTTCACAGAGTTTATCTACCTTATCCATGCGTGGAATTTTATTTCCGGTACACCAATTAGATATAGAAGCAGTGCTGACATTCATATACTCAGCTAAATCTGCCTGAGTCATATTGGCTTGTTTTAAATAAAACTTTAGGTTTTGTGCAAATGAATTATTAAATGCTGACTCGTTCATGTTTTACCTCCATTTCTTATAATTATTCTATACCAAAAGTTAATAAAAATCAATGATAAAATAAAAAAATTAACTTTTACTATTGACATTAACTAAAAGTTAATATATAATATATATTGTAACAAGGAGTTAGCAAAAAAGAAAGGAGTAAAACGATGGCTAAGAAACATAAGAAACAAAAAAAGCTGTCAGCCAAAGAAATAATCGAGTTGATTATCAAAGCGGTAACTGCCATTGCAGCATTGATAGCAGCGATTAAATCTTAACTAACAGCTAGGGTGGGAGGGGCGAAAGCCCCAACTACCTACATCTTAGCACATTGTATAATATAAAGCAATGAGGAATAAAAAAAGTGATATTTTGTTTTGGTTATTATCCCTTAATATAACATTTGGGATAGTGAGCGGATGGCACATTGTAAGCCGTATTCTTACAATCGGAAATGCAATACTGTTGTTGTTTGAATGTGGAACAGAAGTGCTGGAAAAAGAGTGATTTTAAGCTGTCATAACGGCTATTACGGAGGAAAAGGAAATGATTAACAAAAACTCCAATGAAAGTATGTCAAACTTTCGTTGGAGTTTTTTATATCTGATTAATTTGTAGAAATTTGTAAATTTGTATGATAGAATATGTCTGTTACCGCTCCCAGACTGGTAAGGGAAGGGAGGTGGGCATTGTGAATTACATATTTTCTTTTATAGTTGCTGTTGCGGCTGGTGTAGCTTGTCACTACATCATCAAATGGTTAGACGGCGATAAATAATCGGTAACTAGCCTGTGGGTTTAAGCCTTCCCACAACGAAAAATAGGAATAAAAACCCCGAAAGTCTCGCACACTTTCGGGGTTTTGTTTCATTGTGATTACATAATTTCTTTTTGTCTGACGACATTATAGCATATGCAAAAATGATTTGCAATATGCGTATTAGATTTAATGTCTGTCGGATTCCGACAGGATTATCATTTTAATCAAGCCCCAATTCCATTAATGCTTCAGCTTCAGAAACAAATTCTTTACAATCAGGGTTAGTTTCAATATCTTTTATCATTGCTTTGTCCCACTCATCAGGTTCTACTTCTTCAATATTTAAGAAATCGTTAAATGAATTAAGCATACATCAAACGACCTTTTGGCTGTGGAATTTCACGACCTATAGAATTGGCGGTTTCAATCCACTCATTTATGGCTTGCTCTGCATTTATTAGGGCATCAACAGCGGTAGCACCATCAGCCATGCATCCGGGAAGTTCTGGGACTTCAACAATGAAACTTGCGTCATCTTCTGACCAATAAACAATCATTTCATATTTATGCATATTTACACCTCAAACTTTTTGTTTACTGATATTCAATTCTGTATATTCATAACTGTTTTTATACATATACTCAGGAGCACAGTCAATTTCTTCATCCATCCATGTGATTACACCATGTGATAATTTAAAGTTTTCAAAAATTTTAATATCCTTTAAAGGTTCATATGCAGGGCCGGTAAGTTGGGTAGCATCAAAAATGCGTTTTTCACCAGATGAGAAAGTTAATAATAACATATAATTGCCAACCACTTTGGCAGCAGTTATTTTCAAAATATTATTATCTGTGCATATAACACCGTTCAATCGTAATTCTTCACTTGCCAGGTCAATATTGTCATTCCAGCTTATTCCAAAACCCCCGGCATCGACTTTAACCTGTTGATATAATCCGGGGATAGTTTTCAGGTCATTAAACACTTCCCACTTATCAAAAAGTGGTTTTATGTCATATTCAGTTTTTACGCCATCTGTAAATAATACAGAGAGAATAAAGTTATCTTTTGGAGTAACAGTTTTTACATGATAAAACATAAATATCACCTCCGTAAAATGTTTAAATTATTCCAATGGTGGAAGTTCGACAAAATTTTGAGTTTTCCAAATATCAAGCAGTGCAGCTTGATTTGTATGAGTCCATTCCTGAACCATTTTTAATGCTCTTTTTGGAAGGTCTCCGACAAGCATTTCACCAGTGTTTATATCAATTTCAGCTAAGTATTCACCATATATTACATGAATATGTGGTGGATTATGTTCTGCCTGTCTAAAATACATTTTTATTACAATTCCATAAAATCTGCTAATTACTGGCATTAGTTTTCCTCCTTATTTTCTGCTTTCGATTTTTTATGAACCATCAAAGTTGGTTCAAAATATATATTATAGTATCCATAGGACACTGATATTCCATATTTTTGTCTGTAACACTCCAATGCATCTTGAAAAAATTTTTCGGTTACACCTAAACAGTCAGCCATTTCATTGATATTTCTGCATCGTTCTTCAAAGCATTTTACTAACCCGGCAAGACCAATCTGTTTATTGTAAGCCCAAAGTCTTGCGGTGTGTTCCTGTTTGCGGTTGGAGAAATCTGTCTGGTCGAGAATATCTCCAACAGATGTGTAATAATGACCTAGTTCTTCGGCAAGCACACACGCCTTTGTTGTTTCTGGTATATCTTTTTTTATAGCTATTGTTGTATTAAGTATTAAGCCGCTATGTGCTTTTAAAGGTAATTCAATAATTTCAATATGTTTTTGCTCCGCTTCTATTGTTAATTCTTCGTAATTCAATAAATCCTCCAAAGTATATTATTGTTCGTTGTTTTTTATATGTTTTTTAAGTATTTCAATATCATTTTGTCGGTCTGTTTCTGATGAGTTATCATCTTCGTGTGCTGCCAGTAGTGAAATATTAACATCATCTCTTTTGGGTGGAACCATATTGTCAATCATGCCGTATATTATATTTTGTTGATCATCTGTTAATTGGTTTAGTTTGGGTATATATTGCATAAGTCTGTATGAACGATCTGTATTGTTTTCTAAAAGGGAATTGAAAAAATTAATAAAATCTTCTGCTGTTAGACCTGTTATATGCGATATATTAGGGATTGTCATAAGTTCTAATATTGTTTTTGGATTGCGAAGATCAAGTTCTTCTAGCCCCATAAGGTATTCAGGAGTAGTTTTTAATACTTCAGCAAAAGATTTGATTTTTGATTGGGGTATATCACTTTTTCCTAATTCTATTTTATTTATTGAAGAACGGGATTTATATCCCATTGCTTGTGCTAGTTCATCTTGTGTCATATGAAGTTCTTCTCGTCTTTGCCGTATTCGATTGTATAGTTCCATATAATTCACCTCACATATACTTTTATTTATCTATAACATACCATATTGTTGAAATAAAATCAACGAAAATATAAAAAGATAAATAAAAGTGTTGACAATAATTCTACAATATGTATAATGAGATGTAGAATTAAAATCTACTAGGAAGGAGAAAATAAGTTGACGGATAAAACTAAGTTAGAAATAGCAATTATAAAATCTGGGCTAACAAAGCATGAAGTAGCTAAGAGATTAGGACTTTCAGATATGGGATTTTATAAAAAATTAAATAATGTAACTGAATTTAAAGCAAGCGAGGTTGCAAAATTAAAGGAGATTTTGAAGTTAAAAGCAATAGAACCTATTTTTTTTGCTACTAAAGTAGAATTAAATTCTACTAAAAGCAATATTTAAAGCGAGGTGAGAATGATGGATAAAAAAGTAAAAGAGATAACAGAGCTGCAAAAAGAACTTGACCGAAGAACTGCAGTTGAAAAGTTAGCTGAGAAACTTATTATTGATGGAAAGTTTGAGGAAGCGAAAGAACTTCTTGACACATTGGATGATGATAAGGTTGTACGTTATTTGTGCAATGGACAGAAAGAGGATTGCAAGAAAAGAACTTGCTATATGAATGGAGATAAAAGCGACCACACTTGCTTTTGGACAAGGGATGTGAGATATGCAAAGAACTTTGAAAAGAATAAAGATGTTGTTGCAGAGGATGTATATTATGAAAAAAGAGACCGCCTCAAATAGTAAGGCAGCCTCAGAAAATTAAAAGAAGTTAGATAAGAATGAAAGAACATCTTTCACACCGTTTGTGAACTTGTTTTCCATATAAATGATGGTTTTGTCGCAAAGAGAAATGCGGTTTGCCAAGTCATCGCTACGGGAACAAGTTATATAACCCTTTGATTTTAATTTCCAACACAGCTCTGAGGCATAGTCTGATGACATATCTAGAGAGAAAAGTTCGATGAGTTGGTCGGAATTTTCAAAGTAGTTTGCCTTTTCCATAGAAAGGGCAGGTTGGCGGTTCAATATTTCCTTGTACATCAAAGTCAATAGTTGCTGTTGCTCTTTGGTTAAATCGTCCATAAAAATTCACCTCCTGTCATTTTGAAATGGTCGCACATTTATTATATGGCAGGATATGAATTAGGACAAGAAAAAATAAGGGAATGTTTGTTTAAAAGTTATAAAGCGAGGTGAGAGCGATGGATAAAAAGGTAAAAGAGATAACAGAGCTGCAAAAAGAACTTGACCGCAGAACTGCAGTTGAGAAACTTGCCGAGAAGATGATTATTGATGGAAAGTTTGAGGAAGCGAAAGAGCTTCTTGACACATTGGATGATGATAAGGCTAGAGAGTTGATGGAAGCAGGTGAGCAGCAGGAAATTTTTTCACATAAAAATGTTGAAACTACAAAAAGATATATCGGTGCAAAAGAGCATACAGAAAAAGCCATTGATTTGTATTTAAAGGTGAATTGTAATTCTGACATACCCAAGCATAATTTCGAGAGACTTAATGATGTTATTAACGAAATTGTAGCTTTGCAGGAGAAAGGAACTAAGTTGAATGTCCGTATTTTAGCGAATATGAAGTGAGGTGATTTGGTAAGATGGCGCAGATTGTTATCAGTGCGGTAATTGCATCTGCAATATCCTTTTTGATATTACACTGGTCGGATGTTGAGGATATTGCAGACGACATTTTGACGAGTTTAAAAAAGAGAAAGAAGTAATGTTGTTATCAATGAACTAAGCACACCTACAAAAATAGGAACGCCAATATTGGTAAGTGCATACTGAACAGTGGTCAAGCCCTAAGCATAAAATAAAACAAAAGCAGAAAAGGAGAGAATTATGGCAAAAAAGAAGATAACGCATAAAATCCTCGTGCCGACTAAAGACGGCGGTTATGTAAACTTTAACGATTTGTCTGAGGAGCAGAAGCAGCACATAAGAAATCAGTGCTTTACAAGATTTGCTGACAGCTACATGGGACAGCTTGGATATACAAGGGTACATACAGAGGACGAAGCGGTTTCACAGAACTAAACAAAAAATTTGCTGTGCTATCGGCATGACGGGCTTATGGAAAGGAGCATGAGGACAGTGAGCGGAAGAAAGAAAATGAAGAAAATGGTTAAGGTTGAGACAAAACAGCTTAATGATTTGCTTTGCAAGGAGTATCTTGTCGAGGCCGTAGCAAAGGTTATAGCGGATGATGGCAGTAATGATGTGAAGATTGCTCAGATAGCTGCTATTTTGCAGATGTAAAAAAGGCAAAAGAAAGGATGATGATTTTATGGATATAAGTTTACATGATTTGGCTGGTGGAGCTTTGCAGGAGAAAGTCAATCAGGCTTTTGAGCAGGTTATGAAGAATATGCAGGATCCAAATACTCCATGGAAGAATAAGAGAAAAATAAATCTTACTCTTTCGTTTGAGCAGAATGAGGATAGGACAGATTGCACTTGCGATATTTCAGTAGATACAAAGCTGGCATCTGTAAAACCTGTTAGCACAAAATTCTATACTCAAAAAGATTTGACAACAGGCAAAGTTTATGCACAGGAGTATGGTCCGGGTATAAAAGGGCAGATGTCATTTGATGATGTTGAGAAAAACGAGATTGAGATTGACGGTCAGATTGTAGATACGGAGACGGGAGAAATTAAAGAAGATAAGAGCGTAATTGATTTTAGAAACAATGTTAAACAGGCATAAATTAGGAGGATATAAAGATGGAGAAAGAAGCATTAGCATATGCAGTTGAGCTGGCAGAGCCACACATAAAGGAAGTTAATGGGGAGTTTTATTCGGACAAGGTATTAAAGAGATTAGTACATAATCCAAAGGCAGAAGCTATTAAACTTACAACGCTTCGCAGCCTTGTTGATTACATTAAATCCGGTACAGATATTATGTCGGATAAAATGATTATTCATGTGGAAAGTCCGACAGTGGTAAGTTTGTATTCATGCCTTGACCTTGACAGAGGGCGTGAATATATAGCTTCTGTTTATGCAGAACTGCCGTCATTTCCTTTTGGGAAGTTTATTGAACATGAGAGGTTTCTTATTGGAGTTCAGTCAACATTTATATCAAACAATGACAAGGAGTTGCTTTTGAAGTTTGCAGGAACAGTGGAAAACGGAACGATTGCCAGTTATGGCGATGATGGTGTGACACAGAAAGCGACAGTAAAAACAGGGGTCGCTTCAAAGTCAGACGCTGTTATTCCTAGTCCTGTTAAGTTAAAGCCATATCGTACATTTACAGAGGTTGAACAGCCTGAAAGTAGTTTTATATTCCGTATGAAAGAGGATAAATACGAGGGTATTCAGTGTGCTTTGTTTGAAGCTGATGGAGGAGCGTGGAAATTACACGCTATGGAGAATATCCAGGAATATCTTGAGGAACAGCTTGATAATCTTTCGGGATTTACGATTATTTCATAAGGAGACAGATTTGCACAATGACAATAATTTTTATCGTTCCAGTGATCCATTTTTTGTAGTAACTTGCAATGATTGTGGCAGAAAAGTGTGGAGCACCAGACGAATAAATGAAAAGTGCAGCAGGTGTGGTAGTGGTGCAGTCAAAACAGAAGCACCTTATCACACTATAGAAGAACATAAAGGGAGATGTAATGAGGAGAGATGATAAGCCTTTGAAAAGGCTGAATCGGTTTAAATACCGGGAGTTAAATTATTTCTGTTATCAGTATAATTCATGGAAAGCTCAGATAAGAGATATTGAGGGCAGTTTAGGTGTTTCTGGAGTAAATTATGATGGGATGCCTCATGCTCATAATAATGAGTCTCCGGTGGAGAATGTAGCTATCAGACTTGCCTTGCTTAGCAGTAAAGTGGATATAGTTGAAAAAGCTGCAAGGCTGACTGATGCAGAGCTGGCAAGTGCGTTACTTAGATATTGCACAACTCCGGGTATGAGTTTTCAACAGCTCTGTAAAAAGGAGAATGTGCATTGTAGTCAGGCTACTTTTTACAGAAAAAGAAGTGAGTTTTTCTGTAAGCTGGACAAACTCAAGGAAGAAAATTTTTATTCAGAACTGCCAAGAAAATACAGGGCAGTTGAGAAACATCATAGAGGTAAATGGACCTCATGATATTTATTATTTTTTGTAATTAGCTTGTATATTTTACTTCAACTATTCGGGGAAAATATATGGGTTAAATAATATATTTTTTGTTTTTGGTGTGTATGCTTTTAACTGAGAAATCAGGGGGGAGTATATGTGCCGTAATTAAGGGAAGGTGCCGGCTATTCGGACGGTGTCAGTTGGTCGGATGTCTTCCTTGCCTTTGTAAAATAAACCTGTTTAATTAGACTTAGGAGGACGCACCATGAACCGAAAAGAGGGTATTGATTACTTTCCGGTAAAATGTGCGGCTGATAAAAACATTGAACTTGTAACAGCAGAGTGTGGGTTAAAGGCACACGCCGTCATATATGCGTTACTTCAGGAGATATACGGAGTACATGGTTATTATTGTGAATGGCAGCGAGAGAAAGCGTTGTCACTTTCGTCACGAATGTTTGGCGGGGGTGACAGGGCGGTCAATCGCATAAATGAAATAGTGAACTGCTGTGCAAGGTGGGGTGTCTTTTCATTGGAACAGCTTGAGCAAAATAGAATTTTAACTTCCGAGGAAATTCAGGAAAATTTTCTTTTTGCAACCAAAAGAAGAAAAGCTGTAAAAATGAAGAGAGCATACCTCTTAGTTAAAGTCGCCCTTTTATCAGATAATGTAATCATTTTGGATGAAAATGTAGACATTTTGGACGAAAATGCAGACATTTTAAAACATAGTAAAAGTAATAGTAAATATACTAACACTCTATCTATAGTGCCAACGCTTCAGGAGGTAAAAGATTATGTTGCTTTAAACAATCTTAAAATCAATCCTGAAAAGTTTTATGAATATTATGACCGTATTGATTGGAAAGACAAGTATGGCAGGAGAATAAACTGGAAAAGCACTGCTGATTATTGGAATAAGACAGAGAGGGCAGACCAAAAGCCGTTAGGCAATACAAAGTCAGGATATTCAACTAAAAAGAAAAATCAGTTTAATTCATTTAACCAGAGAGATATAAGTTCTTCAGATATGAGCGAACTTGAACAGCGATTATTAAATCGTGGTTGATTTGTCGGGATTCGACAAGATAAAAAATTTAAATGCACCTTTACATAGCAAAAAAATAGCTATAGGAAAATTAACTATCACAAATAAAATGCTGGGAGTGTGGTGCAGCTCCCGGAAAGGAGCAGATATGGGTCAGCTAGAGAAAAAATGTATAGGATGTGGCAAAACATTTACTGTAAGTGCAAAGAATCAAGTTTATTGCACTGTAGAGTGCCGAGAGAATGAACGCAGAAAAAGACATGCGGAAATGTACAAGAAAAGAAAAAGGCAGAAAAAAGTAAGCAAAGTCAAGGAAAAGAAAGAAGTACATATGGGAGAAATTGCCACATTTAATGATAAAGCAAAGCAGATGGGACTTACATATGGACAATATATGATTTTTTTACAGGCAGAAAAAGACAGGGAAGAAAGAGCAAAAATAAGTTAAAACAGGAGGATGTGGATATGTTGAATAAATTGTTGATAAAGATGGTAAAAAGATTTAGATATGTGCAGGATTTGGAAAGCAGGATAGAACAGCTTAAGGCAGTGGAAACAAGACTTCGTGAAGAAAAGGGTGATGCGGTAGTTGAGAAGAATAGGGTTGCGTTGAAATTAAACTATCTTGAAAGCGTGGTTATTGATTTGATACAGCAGCCACATATAGTATTTGCAGATGCACAGGGAAAGTTTATAAGCATTGACGAAGCTGATTTGGACGCAAATAAAAACAAGTATGTCAAGTGTACACATACATTCCCAAAAAACAGAATCATAGTGAGAGTTAAGGAGGGAACAGAAGAGTGATTGATGAAAAAATACTTATAAAAGTTTTTGAAAACAGGATTGATACATTTTTAAAGCAGCACCCAGACCAGAAAGATTGTGCAGCAGTGCAGGGACAGAGAGAAATTATACAGTTGATTGAGGCAGAAGCAAAAAGGCAGGAGGCAGAACGGCGGGAGCACATAAAGAGCTTTGAGTGTAAGCTGTTAGGCAGACTGGACGATATAAAGGAGTCAAAAGAAGCGTTTTGCGATGAGCAGGAAGAAAAGTGTGGTTTATATGATAGTTGTTTTAATTGCTTAATCGGTGGAATTGTCGATTTGATAAAACAACTTGAGGATGAACAGGAATACTCTTATGCAAACTTTGATGAATATGTGGAAGAGGTTGCACCGTACTTTGATGCGGAATATAATGACCGCTTTTGTGACGGCATTAAACAGGCAATTATGGTTATCAGAACGGCTTTTAGAGAGAAAATGCCGAGGATAATGGAATATGTTGTGACAAAGTGAAGATAAGGGAGGAGTGCCGGAGATGAGATTGATTAGTGATGAAAATTTAAAAGATAGAGCAAGTGAATATTGCTTATCAGAAGATGAGTTCAGAAGATTTTGTGAAATAATAGACGCAGAACCAACGGCTTGTGATGTGAATAAATTGATAAAACATTTAAACGATTATGCTTTGCAGGAAGCACCAAACGATAATGAAAGTCCAGGAGAAAGAAGAATATCAAAAGCTGTGTATGATACAATACAGAATTGTATTAAGAGTATAAAAGAAACAGTGGGAGCTTATGACAAAGGGTAAATTTAAAATACTTAAAAATTAAGGAAAGGCGGTCGAAAGACCGTCTTTTTTTGAAAAAAATAAAATAAATTTCAAAAAACTATTGACATAAGGGTAACCTTATAGTATGATATAATTGTAGCAAGGGAATGGCAGGAAAGGAGATAGAAATGGAAACGGAGATTGAAGAAATGACAAAAGCAGATTTGATAGCAATATTGGTATCAATTAGAGAAGTAGCAAAAGCAAATAATGAACAGGCAACAGTAAATCACATAACAAAAATGCTTGAAGAAATTCGTAAATAAAATCTTCAAGCATTAACCATCCAAACCGAGGGCAGACCTACAATTTCCTGCTATCTGTCCTTGGTATAAAAATAATAGCAGGAAAATAAAAAAAAGTAAAGAGGTGATATGATGCCAACAGCACAGACAAAGGCAACTGAAAAATGGCAGAAGAAAGCCGGATATATGACAAAAGGATTTAAGTTAAAAAGAGAGTTAGCCGATGAATTTAAGGAAGCCTGTGAAAAAGCAGGAGTGAGTCAGGCGGCACAGATTTCCAAAATGATGCGTGAGTTTATAGACGAACAGAAATAAATATTTGAGGTAGATTTTATGAAAGTTGCATATCCGGTTATTTTTACAGATGTCGGTACAAATATTTTGATTGAAGTACCGGATTTGGGTATTCTGACAGAGTCAAATGAGGAAGGTAAAACAAAGGGAAGTATGGCAGATGCAATTACAATGGCAAGAGATGCTATTGTACTGAGCAACAGCGAAGCACAAGAAGCAGGAAAGAAAGTAATACAGCCATCTAAAATGACGGATATAGACATATCCAAAGGTAAATTTTTTCAAGATGGGGTAAGCATTTTATCTTTAGTTGATGCTGAGATAGTATCATAAAAATATTATAAAAGGCGGTCGAAAGACCGTCTTTTTTGAAAAAATAAAATAAATTTTAAAAAAGTATTGACATAGGGGACACCGTATGGTATTATATAATTGTAGCAAGGGAATGGCAGGAAAGGAGAGAGAAATGGAGAACGAAGAAATGAACTTAGCGGAATTGTTAAAAGATACAGCAGAGGAAAATCAAACAAGAAAAATCTTAGCAATCTTGGAAGAAAGCAAAGACTTGCAAGAGGCAAAGGAAAAAGTAAAAGCCCTACTTAAAAAGTAGAGCTTACACAAATAACAAACCGAGGGCAGACCTACAACTTCCTGCTTCTGTCCTTGGTATAAAAATAATAGCAGGAAAATAAAAAAAAGTAAAGAGGTGATATGATGCCAAAGGCACAGACGAAAGCTACAGATAAATGGCAGAAAAAGGTTGGTATAATATCAAAGTCGTTCAAGCTGAAAAAAGAACTGACTGATGAATTTAAGGAAGCCTGTGAGAAAGCTGGAGTGAGTCAGGCGGCACAGATTTCCAAGATGATGCGTGAGTTTATAGATGAGCAGAAATGAAAAGTAAGATAATTTATAGAGAAAATAACTGTTGCACGAAGCATTATTCTGGCAATATGTAAAAAAGAAAACTATTATAAATTGTATAGATTATGCTGAGTGCAACAGCCTTACCGTTTTAACGATGCTTAAAAAAAGTATATACAATCGTTTTACAACAATTATATATATAATTTGAATTATCAATAAAAAATGTTAGTACATTACAGCAGTTTTTTAAACTGTTGTTGCAAGAATTAACAGGCATTATTGATATAGTTTTGATTATTAGCAATAGGGTTGTTAAAATAATCTTTTTTATTGTATTTTTTTTCATATAAATTCCTCCTTAAAAAAAACTAATGTCAAATTTTTGGTTCAAAGGAATTATGTAAGTTTTAAAATTTACTTTAATAAAATACATATATGTGTACCTTATAAATAGGAGAAAAAGTATAAAAATAAGAATAAAATGTATATAAAAATATAATAAATTTCAAAAAAATGAGAATCACACGAAGTAATTCTGTGATATAATGCTAATATCGCAAGAGTAGGAACAGTAGTTTTGATTAAGGAGAGGATGCATATCTTCTCCTTTTTTCGTACACTTATAACGGTAATTGTACTGTTGGGAGGTGGTTGGTTGAATACTGTTGAGCCTATCAGAGATTTAGATGTTGTTATGGATATTGCTGAATATCTAAAGGGTAAGAGCGATAGAAATTATGTGATGTTTATGTTTGGCATATACACGGGACTTAGAATATCCGATATACTTAAGTTTCGTGTGCGTGATGTCAGGGATAAAGATGCTGTTTATATCAGGGAGAAAAAGACTGGGAAAGAGAAAAGGTTTCCAATCAATGCAGAGCTTAAACCTGTCATAAAAGATTATGTATATGGCAAGGATGATTATGAGTATCTGTTTAAGTCTCCAAGAGGCAACAGACCAATCACAAGGCAGCAGGCTTACAACATTCTATCTGAAGCAGGCAGACAATTCGATATTGATAAGATAGGAACGCATACTCTTAGAAAGACTTTTGGGTATCATATGTATCAGCAGACGCATGATGCAGTGACGATAAAAGAGATACTTAACCATTCAGATATATCAATTACACTCAGATATATTGGAATAAATCAGGATAATAAGGACAAAGCAATAAAGAATTTATCATTTAAGAAGCGAAAAAGGTAGCTTCTTTTTTTATTATATGTGCTATTTGACATATTAAAGGTGTGTCAAATGGGGATAAATAATTTTGCTGCACTTTAATGAAAGAAGACAGATAAGAATGATTTGACAAAATATAAAGATATGTCAAATGAGTGAGGTTGAAAGATGGCAAAGGAATATGCGTACAAATTTTATCACAGTAAGGCTTGGAAAGACTGTAAGCGGTCTTTTATAAGTGAGAGGATTGCGGTCGATGGTGGTATGTGCCAGGAGTGTGGTAAACAGCTTGGATATATCGTACATCATCGTACACACATTACACCTGAGAACATATCAAATCCTTATATAACCCTGAATCACAGCAATTTAGAGTATGTCTGTAAGGATTGTCATGATAGGTTCGAGGGGCATGGAGTTAATAACAAGAGACGGGGCTTGCTTGTCATGTTTGACGAGAACGGACAGCCTATAGCAAAGCTCTAACCCCCCTGTTTATGGGTGTTTGGGACATTCTAAAAACACCGGTAGCCTAGATTGATTTGAAATGCAGGTCATTTCATAAGGGGGGTGTGGTATCAGGAGGTGAGAACAGAGTGGTAACACCGGAAGAAATTGAAGAGGAAGCAATGCACAGGGATGAAAAAGCGGATAGTATTTCGCAGTATTTAGAGAAACAAAAGCGTGTGAAAAAAGAAGTTGCAAGATTAAAGAGGTTGTTTAAGGAGATTGACGAGAATAAAAAGAAACTTGTTTTAGCAACCATTGATGATGTTGCTTTTATGAGTATCACGATGCAGGACCTCAGGGAAAACATCATTCGTGACGGAACTACAGCGGAGTATAAGAACGGCGAAAATCAATATGGAACTAAGCAGAGTCCTGATGCACAGCTTTATTTACAGTTTTCTCAGAAACAGACCCAGGCAATGAAGATATTGCAGGATTGTCTTCCGAAAACGAAAGCCGTTGAGGTTGTTGAGAAAGACGATGGCTTTGACGAGTTTGTTGGAGGGCGTGAGGATGTATGAGAAGATATTGTTTAGATTACAATCCTATCCTTGAGTATTTTGACAGGATTGAAAAAGGTGAGATTAAAGTATCAAATAAGATATACAGATGGTACAAGTATCTTGCGTGGCATATTAAAAATCCGGATGAATATCATTATTCGGCAAAGAGAGCAAATCATGTTTTGGAGTTTGCGGAAAATTATTGTAAATTGTCAAAACATAAGAAAGGAACAACAAATGATGTTCGTTTAGAACTGTGGGAGCAGGCACATCTTGCCGCCGTGTTTGGCTTTATTGATGATAATGGAAACAGACAGTGCAGAGAGTCAATTTTTATCGTTGGTAAGAAAAATGGTAAGTCGCTGCTTGCGTCTATCGTTGGTTTGTATCTTCTTATTGCGGATGGAGAGCCGGGAGCGGAGATATATGCCGTTGCGACTAAGAGAGAACAGGCAAATATCATTTGGGAAGAAGCAAAGAGAATGGTGCTTAAATCGGCGGTACTTCGCAAAAGGATAAAGCCGCTTGTGTCAAAGCTGTCCAGTGAGGAGTTTAATAATGGTGTGTATAGACCACTTGCATCCGATAAAGACAGTCTTGACGGTCTGAATGTTCATGGCTGTATGATGGATGAAATTCATCAGTGGAAGAATGGCAAAGCATTGTATGACATTATGGCAGATGGTGTGACGGCTAGAGACCAGCCGCTTATATATATCACATCTACGGCAGGAACTATCAGGGAAGATATTTACGACCAAAAATATGATGAAGCTGAGAGAGTTATCAATGGTCTTTTTGATGATAACGGCTATAAAGATCCACATCTGTTCCCGTTTATTTATGAGCTTGACAGCCGTAAGGAATGGGTTCGGGAAGATTGCTGGATTAAAGCAAACCCCGGCTTGGGAACCATCAAGAATAAAGATACACTGAGAGACAAAGTAAGAAAAGCTCAGGAAAATCCGCTTCTTGTAAAGAACCTTGTTTGCAAAGAGTTTAATATCAGAGAGACATCATCAGAGAGCTGGCTTAATTTTGAGGATATTGATAATCATGCAACATTTGATATAGCAGAACTTAAACCACGATATGGAATAGGCGGCAATGACTTGTCATCAACCAATGACCTGACAAATGCAACAATGCTTTTCATGGTGCCCGGTGATGATAATATCTATGTTGAGCAGATGTACTGGATTCCGGAAGATTTGGTGGAGCAAAGAGTAAAAGAAGATAAAATTCCTTATGATTTATGGATTGAACAGGGGTGGATGAGAACCTGTCCCGGAAATAAAATACATTACAAGTATGTGGTCGAGTGGTTCAAAGAAATGCAGCTTGAAAAAGATATTTATCTTTTCAAGGATGGCTATGACGCATGGAGTGCAACATATTTTGTTGAGGAAATGAATGACACATTTGGCCGCAGCGTTATGGAGCCGGTGGCACAGGGAAAGAAAACTTTATCTTCTCCAATGAAATCATTGGGTGCTGACCTTAAGGCAAAGAGAATTATTTACAACAACAATCCGGTGCTTAAATGGTGCATATGCAATACATCTGTTGATATTGATAAAAATAATAATATTCAGCCTTGTAAGGGTACAAGTCCTACAAGGAGAATTGACGGTCTTGCCGGTCTGCTGGATGCATATGTTATGCTTGAAAATCACCTTGAAGAATATTTGTCTCTTATATAAATTTTTGGAAGGGAGAAATTGTGGGACTTTTTAGTAGATTTAAAAATGTAAGTAAGAAAAGTTCTTTCCAGATGATTACTGATGTCGGTAATGGATTTTATGTGTGGAATGGTAAGCTGTATCAGTCTGATATAGTGCGTTCATGTATAAGACCCAAGACAAAGGCTATAGGTAAGGCGGTGGCTAAACATATCCGGGAAACATTTAAAAAAGATGGGTCAAAGGATATTGCTGTAAATCCCATGCCATACATAAAAAATCTTTTGGAAGAACCTAATGAGTATATGTCCGGGCAGATGATGCAGGAGAAAGTTGCAAATCAGCTTGCTCTTAATCATAATGCTTTTATTTTGATAATAAGGGATGATTTTGGTCTGCCCTGTGGCTTATATCCGATACCGGCTGCATCTGTTGATGCAAAATATTATAATCAGGTGCTTTATCTTAAATTTTATTTTCAAAATGGCAAGTGGATGGAAATACCGTACACGGATATTATTCATTTGCGTGAAGATTATTGCGATAACGATATTTTTGGTGAACCGCCAGGAAAAGCACTGGTTGAGCTTATGAATGTTGTGACTACATCGGACCAGGGAATTATCAAGGCCATTAAAAATGGTGCTGTGATAAGATGGCTGCTCAAGTTTACACAATCAATGCGACCGGAAGACTTGGAAAGTAATGCAAGGCAATTTGCTGAGAATTATATGAATATGTCTTCAAAGGCATTTGGAGTGGCAGCAGTTGATTCTAAAGCGGAGGCACAGCAGGTAAATCCTAATGATTATGTACCCAATGCGGCACAGACGGACAGAACCATACAGAGAGTGTATGGCTTTTTTAATACAAATGATAAGATTGTTCATTCAAATTATGACGAGGACGAGTGGATTTCATACTATGAGGCTGCGATAGAGCCTATCATATGCCAGATGGCAAATGAATATACAAGAAAACTGTTTTCAAGAAAGCAGAGAAATTGTGGTAATAAAATCATATTTGAAAGCAGCAATCTTACTTTTGCAAGTATGAGCACAAAGCTGCAGCTTACTTCATTTGTTGACAGAGGAATAATGACTATAAATGAGGTCAGACAGTACCTTAATCTTGCACCTGTTCCGGGTGGAGATGTTGCACTGCTCAGAAAAGATACCGGAAAGCTGAAAGAGGGAGGTGGAAGTGATGGTGAAGATTGATGCAAAAGGAACTATTGTAAACAATGATGATAAGTGGATATACGACTGGTTTGGTTATGATGCTTTTTGTCCGAAAGATATTGATAAACAGCTTGAGGATGCAAATGGTGATGATGTAACTATCGTTATTAACAGCGGTGGCGGTGATGTGTTTGCAGGCTCGGATATGTCTTATAGTATCAGTCAATATAAGGGTAATATTCAGGCAGATATAAGCGGGTCCTGCTGTAGTGCGGCAAGTATCGTGGCGTGTGCAACAGGTCATGTGAGAGCGTTTCCAACCGCCATGTATATGATTCATAATGTTTCAAGCGGTGCAAGAGGCGATTATCACGATATGGATAAACAGTCGCAGATATTACAGACGGCAAATAGAGCAATATCAGCTATTTATCAGCAGAAAACAGGCAGGAGTGAAAAAGAACTGCTTGACCTGATGGATAGAGAGTCATGGTTTGATGTAAAAACGGCTATGAAATATGGTTTTGTTGATGAACTGATAGAAACAGGCAGAAACGGCAATATGCCGTTTAGCATAAATAACGCATTTGGTGGAATCATACCGGATGAAACAAAGGCGAAGATAAGGAATCTTATCAAAGGGTCAGAAACAGGAAGTCTTGCTGATAAATCGAGTGAGGCTTTTTTTGTTGCCAAGGAAAAAATCAAAATTTTAAGAATGAAAGGGGAAATTTGAACATGAAATTTATGAATGTAATCAAAAATTTTAAAAGCAGACAGGATTATGTTGATTATCGTAATCAGATGCTTGATGAAGCCACACAGCTTCTTGATGATGGCAAGATGGACGAGTATAAGGCAAAGCTGGAGGATGTTGAAACTCTTGACAATGAATATACTCAGTACACAGAGGCGAAAGCTAATGTTGAATCTATGAAAGGTGCTGTTAAAGTGCCAAATGTACTCAGTAATGCGTCTCATGCAGGTGCTAAAGATGGAATTGTGGCTTCTGTGGGTGATATTGTAAAAGAAGATCCTACAAACAGTATCGAATATCGTTCTGCCTTTATGAACTATGTGCTGCATGGTGAGAAGATGGCGGCAAATTTTACGAATAGTGATGAAGTTACAACAACATCAGATACGGGTGCGGTTATTCCGAATACAATTCTTAATAAAATTGTTGAGAAAATGGAAAAGACAGGTGACATACTTAACAAGGTTACAAGAACCTTTTACAAAGGTGGTGCGACAGTCCCTACTTCGGCTGCGAAACCTGTTGCAACATGGACTACTGAAAGAGGAAAGACAGATAAGCAGAAGAAAACACTTGGCTCTATCACTTTCAGTTATTTCAAGTTAAAGTGTGTTGTTGCGGTTTCAATCGCTGTTGATACCGTAACGCTTGATGTGTTTGAGAGAACTCTTACAAGCAATATCGCAGAGGCAATGGTTAAGGCATTAGAAAAGGCTATTATTGCAGGAGAGGGTGCATCTGCAAATCAGCCTGAGGGTATTTTGTCAGATGCCGTTGAAGTAGTAGAGGGTCAGAAAGTTGAAATTGCAAAGGGTAAGGATATTACATTTAAAAACTTATGTGATGCAGAGGGAAAACTTCCGGCTGCTTATGAGTCTGCTGAATGGTATATGACTAAGAGTACATATTTTAATCAGATTGCAGCTATGACAGATACAAGCGGCCAGCCTATTGCCCGTGTTAATGCCGGAGTTTCCGGAAAGCCTGAGTACAGAATACTTGGCAGACCTGTAAACTTTGTGTCATCTGAGTATATGTCAGATTTTTCTTCAACTGTTTCAGCAGATACGGTAGTAGCTTTTATGTTCCGGATGGAGGACTATATACTTAATACTAATCTTAATGTAACGGTTAAGCGTTATGAAGATCATGAAACAGACGACCAGGTGACAAAGGCTATTATGATGGCAGATGGAAAGGTCGTTGACAACAATTCGCTTGTTGAGGTCATTCAAAAAAACTTATAGTCCCTAACACAATTTCAACATATACAGAGCAGGAGCTTGAGGAGATGACTATATCGGACATCAAGGCTCTTGCTGATGAACAGGGCTATAGTGTTAGCGGTAATGTGAAAAGTCTTATTATAGAGAGTTTTCTTGAAGCCCAGGAAAAAGCAGTCAAGGGGGTGTAATATTTGACGGATTTTGGAGAGAAAATCAAAAAGAGCCTGAGAATAAAGCACAGTTCCCTTGATGATGAGATTGAAAGCAATATTGAGATATGTCTGCTTCTGCTCAGAGGAGTAGGCATATCAGAAGAAAAAGCGTGTGCTGATACACAGGATATGCTTATATTTAAGGCTTGCGAATTGTATTGTAAGTGGCAGTTTAACTTTGATAATCAGGCTGAACGATTTGAGAAAGCATTTGAAGGACTTCGTGATTTTCTTTCGCTTGGGGGTGAATACACAAATGGAAGCACTAAATGATATTCTTTTTCTTATAAGTGAAGGGGAAAAGAAAGAAGATGAGGATGGCTTTGAGGTGGAAGTACCCGGAGAGGAACTGGAAGTTTTTTGTGCTGTCAAGTCGGTAAGACAGAGCGAGTTTTATAATGCTTTGAGAAATAATAAAAAGGTCGTGCAGGTCTTTAAAGTAGCTTTTGATGATTATTCAGGACAAAATAATGTGAAATACGATGAAAAATTGTACAAGGTAGAAAGGACATACCGTACAGATGAGTTTTACATTGAATTGTCATGCAGTGAGGTGGAATGATGGCGGTATTTGATTTTGATTTTCCGGATAATATGTTTGACGATGTTTTAAATATATTTGATGAGACAGCTCCAAAGATGATAGATGAGGCATTGCCGATTTATGAGAGTGCGGTCAAAAGTGAGTTGCAGCCACACCGGGATACAGGTGAACTTATAAGTTCTATCAAATGTAAGAAAGCAAAGAAAACTGTAAATGGTGCATACATCGGCTATCTGACAGCGGAGGGGGCTTCAACAAAATCTACTTACACCCGTGAAAACGGAAAAGTTGAACCGTTTAGAAATTATCAGAAAGCACTTGCACTTGAATACGGCAACAGTCATCAGCCGGCAAGACCTTTTATGCAGTCTGCTGTGAATAGCAGTGAGGACAAGGTTTTAGAGAAAATGCAGGAAGTTTTTAACAGGGGGATAAGATGAGTGTTCTTGGTGATTTGAAAACTGCCTTGAAATCCGTATGCACAGAGGCTGCTATGGATGTTTATGACGGAAAGGCAGACACATACATTGTTTATAATGTGGCAGCAGAAAAGCCGGGCGGATTTGCAGATGATAACCCGGCTGTGAATGAAATGTATTTTCAGGTACATCTTTTTGTACCTTTAAATAAAAATTATCTTAATATGCAAAAGGCTATTAAAACCGCTTTATTTTTAAGCGGTTTTTCTTATCCAAAAGTTGCCTTAAATACTGTTGAGAGAGATGTTAAAAAAAGACACATATGCTATGAGACAAACATAGCGGAAAGCGAGGTTTAAATGGCACAGGTAGGCTTAAAATCATTTTTACATGGTGAGTTAAAGGATGGTAAGTACAAGGCACCATCCAAACTTGCGGGAGCGATTGAGTTCAAGGAAAACTTAAACTCGAACGATGCGAAACTTTATGCAGATGATGTATTACAGGACAGTGACAGCTCAGTAACAGGCGGTGATATAACGCTTGGTATTGATGATGATGATCCTGTTATATTTGGACCGCTTCTTGGACAGAAGAAAAACAGCATTGCATTAAGCGGCGGAGAGTCGAAAACAGTTGATGTATATGATGCTACAAGCAATGATGAGCCGATAGCGGTAGGATTTGGCTATATTAGCAAGAAAAACGGTGGAAAGTATAAGGTTGTTTTCTATCCGAAAGTTAAATTTGCACCGTATTCTGTTGATGCAAAGACGAAAGAGGAAAAGTTGGAATATACAACACCATCTGTCGTAGGTACTATTTATCCTGATGAGCAGACAGGACTTTACAGAAGAACGGCTGTTGTTGAGTCGGAGGCAGATGCCGTAGCTGCTCTTAAAGCATTATTTACACCGACAGCGGAGTAGTTTTATTTTTTTGAAAGAAAGTTGTATGCTGCATTGCTAGGCGGTGCGGCATATTTTATATATTTTGATGTGAAAGGATGGTGAGGTTATGAGGATATTTAATCTGAGCATTGATGGGAAGACTTATCCGGCTTGTTGCGGAATAAGAGCACTTGCACAGCTTCAGAAACGGTATGGAAGTCTAAAAGAGTTTGAAAATAAGATATTTTCACGAAGTGAAGATACTGAGAAAAGTGAAAATTATCTGGATGAAATTGATTATCAGGCATTGCTTGATACTACAATACTTTTCCTTGAGGAAGGTGCAGAGGCTACAGGTAAGAAAGCTCCTGATAAAAAGATTGTGTATGCAGTTTCTAATCCGGCAAAACTTGCAACAGAAATTTTTACTGCATATGCAGGCTCAATGTTTCCGGAAAATGAGAACGATGAAAAAAACTCGGAGAGCCAGACGGAGGGAAAATAAATTTCGTCTGGTATAAGTTGATTGCAAAGACAAAACTGGGATGCTCTGAGACAGAATGTAATTTTCTGTCAATCGGGGAATTTTCTGATCTGTACTATGAATATAAGAGTGTATTTGACCTTGAAATGAGTATGCTTGCATCTTCAATCTGCAATATGTTTGCAGGAGGTTCAGCAAATACCTATGAGAGGATGATAACCAGTGTAGAGGAAAGAGAAGAAATCATTAACTTTTAGAAGCGGAGTGATAAGATGGCGAATAAAAATAAAATTGGTGCATCAATAGTGCTTGAGGGTGAGAAAGAGTTTAAAGCAGCGGTTACAGCTTGTAATAAACAGCTTTCGTCAATGAAATCAGAGCTTAGTCTTGTTAAAGAGAAGTATGCCGAGAATGCGAACAGCCTTGAAGCACTTCAGGCAAAGCATAAAGTTTTTTCTCAGGTGCTTCAGGGACAGAGAAGTAAACTCGATGCAACAAAAGCCGGTTATGTGCATAGTGCTGAGTCACAGAAAAAAGTTGCAGACGGTCTTGAAAAGTTAAGGGCAGAATATAAAAACGCACAGGCTGAAATGGATAAAATGAAGAAATCCGGAACAGCCACGGATGCGGAACTTGATAAACAGCAGAAAACCATTGATGAACTTGCAGAGGCAATAAAAAAAGGCGAGAGAAATTATGAAGCCGCCGGCAGCAGAGTGGAAAATTGGAAAAATAAATTAAATACTGCGGAAGCACAGACTATAAGAGCAAGCAGAGCCTTGAATACAAATGATAAGTATATGAAAGAGGCTAAAAACTCGGCAAATGGTTGTGCAACATCAATAGACCAGTATGGAAAATCAGTCAGGGAAGTAAGAGTTAATGTTGAACAGCTTGGAGAAAGTAACAGACAGGCTTTTAATAATCTTGCAGACCAGATAGTTGCATCAGGAGTAAAAGAAAAGGTCGAGGATATAGCAAAAACTTTGTATGAGTGTTCTGAGAGTGCTGAGAAGTTTGAAAGTGCATCAGCAAAGGTTAGTACCATTGCTGATACATCGAAAAAATCAATGGGTACACTTAACAAGGAGATGCTTGACCTGTCTACAAAGACAGGAACGGCGGTAACGGATATAGCTGAGTCAACATATCAGGCTATATCAGCGAGTGTTGATACATCAAAGGCGGTGGAAACAGTAGGTGAAGCCACTAAACTTGCAAAAGGTGGATTTACAGACAGCACAACGGCAATTGATGGTCTTACAACGGTTCTTAATTCGTATGGAAATAAGGTTAAAGATGCGTCTGAGGTATCAGATGTATTTCTGACAGTACAGAACTTAGGTAAAACATCGGTTAATGAACTTGCGTCAAGTATTGGTAAGGTTGCTACCAATGCGGCTAATTATGGTGTTTCATTACAGGATTTGGGAACAGCATATATACAGCTTACTAAAAGAGGTATTGAAACAAGCGAGTCTACGACTTATATTAAGTCTCTTATGAAAGAACTATCAAAACAGGGTTCAAAAACGGCAGCGACTTTGCAGACAGAGACAGGAAAATCATTTACAGAGTTGATGGCAGAGGGAAAATCGCTTGGTGATGTTATTCAGATTTTAAGTGACAGCGTAGGCGGTGATGCAACAGCATTTTCAAATCTTTTCAGCCGTCAGGAAGCTGCGACAGCAGCAACAGTTCTTTTAAAGACAGGAACAGAGGATTATAACAATACTCTGAAAAAGGTGACGAATAGTACCGGTGCGGCTAATGATGCTTATAAAAAGATGACTGATACATCAGAAACAGCTAAACAGAAGATGTTAAACGGCATTGAGAACTTAAAGATTGCTATCGGAACACAGCTTAATGAGTCTCTTGACGGAATGTACCAGCATGGACAGAAAGCAATCTCCTGGGCTATGGAGTTTATTAAGAAAAATCCTGATGTAGTAAAGGCGGTGGTTTCGCTTACGGCATCGTTAGGGGCATTAACAACAGCATTTGTGGGTGTAACAGTGGTAAAGACTGTAACTCCATTAATTACAGCTTTTGGTGCAGCACTTATGGCTAATCCTATTTTACTGGCGGCAACAGCACTTGCTACACTTACTGCTGGGATAGTTACATTTGCCATGCAGACTAAAAGGTCTACAAGTGAAACTGAAAAAGCGGCTCAGGCAGATCAGAAAGAAATTGATAAGCTGAATGAGAAGACAAAGGCTATAAAGGAAAGTGTGCAGGCAGCAAAAGACAGTTTTTCGTCTGCTGAGTCAGAAGTAGCGGCAGTAGATAAGCAGGCGGAAAGACTGAAAGAACTTAATAACATTGAACATAAGAACACTGCTCAAAAATCTGAGATGAAAGCAATAGTAAATTCATTATCTCAGCAAATACCAGAACTTGCAAATGCTTATGATGAAGAAAACGGAAAACTTAAGTTATCTAATAAGCAGATAACAGATAAAATTTCCAATTATAAAAAACTTTATATGACACAAGCTGCTGAGGCTGATATAAAGGAACAATATAAACAGCAGTATGAGGCTGAAATGGCACTTGCGGAGGCTACGCAGAAACGAGCAGATTCAAAAAAAAGATTAGCAGATGCAGAGAAAAAAGCAGAGTCAGCACAAAAGGCATTAGAAAAAGAGTATAAAGCTAATGCTGGAAATATGAATTATAATGAAAATTATAGTGAAACATATCAGAAAGCACAGCAGGCATTAAGTAAATACGCAGAAGAAAAGGAAAGACACAAAAAGACTTCCTCTGAATTAAATAAAACTATTAAAGAGCAGGAAAAAATAATTAAAGATTGTAATTCTAATGTAGATAAGGCACAGAAATATATTGAAAAGTATAGCAGAGCAACAGACGACCAAAAGAAAAAAACAAATAACTCAGCCAATGCCGCAAAGAAAGCTGCAAGACAGTATAAAAATCTTGGAAAAGCTTTTGATACTGCTGTTGTTCAGATGGGAAAGTCGGGCAGCAAGGTTGATGATGCCACAAAGAGAGCTTTTAGTAATTCTGTAAACATTGCTAAAAAGACAGGTACAAAGATACCTAAAGGACTTGCGGCAGGATTAAAAGATGGAAGTAAATCGCCTCAGACTGCACTTGATACATTAAATACGGCAATAAATAAAAAATTGATGATTCTTGCTACTAATGCAAGAAAACAGGGTGCATATATACCAGAGGAAATAACCAAAGGGATAAATGGCAGTTCTGCTGACCCGACAGTTGCATATGAAGCCATAAGCAAACAGATTCAGAAGCGTGCTGACAATATGCAGAAAAAACTTGACAAGGTCGGAATAAATATTTCTGCAGGGATGAAAAAGAGTTTTGAGAAAGGCGGCCAGAGTTCATTGGATGTAATTCAGAAATCTGATGCTAAAATATCAAAACTCATGAAAGCGGCAGGGGTAAACAGTGTTGATGGTCTGCTTGCCGGAGTTGAAAAGAAGAAACCTGAGGTTGTTAAGGCTTATGAGGACTTAGGTGATGCAGCAGACAAGGCTTTTAAAAAGAAACTTGATATTCATTCACCATCAAGAGTTTTTAAAAAGTCAGGCGAATATACGGTTGACGGTTTGATACAGGGTATCGAATCAAGTTCAAAAAATGTTGGAAAGTCTGCTGAACAGCTTGGAAATATTCTTGTTAAAGAATTGTCTGACAAGATTAAAAATAAGGATCTGAAAACTAACGGCAAAGGATATAGTAATGCCACGATTGCAAAATGGTGGAAAGCTGTCGTTAATGCTACATATGCCGGAACAACTGCACATACAAAGGCATTGCAAAAATATTATGCTGCAAGAAACAAAGTTACAAACGATGGAGAAAAGCAAAGGAAAAGCCTTGAAAAGCAGAGAGCAGCATATCAAAAAAAGCTGGAAAAAGAGCAGAAAGAGCGTAAGAAAAAACTGGAAGCACAGAAGAAAGCAACGGCAGAGAAACAACAGGCTCTTGTTACAAAGCTTCAGAACAAGATAGAAATGAGAGACTTAAAGACAAATGGACATGGTTACAACGAAAAGACTGTTAAAACATACTGGGATAAGGTTGTTAAAGCAACGAAAAAAGGAACATCTGCACATACAGATGCTTTAAAACAGTATTATGAGGCAAGAAATAATCTTATTAACAGTAAAAAGGAATATTTGAGTAATTATAAGAAAAGTTATAAGGAGTATATGTCAACTCTTAGATCAGAGTTGGAAGAACTTAAAAAAACATATAATGAATCCGTGAAGTCAACTAAAGAGTCGATTGCATCAAGTTTCAGCATTTTCAGTGATGTAAGTCTGACAAAAACGGATGACGAGAATGGTCTTGTAGTGAATTTACAGCGTCAGGTTGATGCACTTCAAAAATGGCGTACAAACCTGCAGGTTCTTCGTGACAGAGGAGCATCTGACGAGATGATGAAAGAAATCGAGGGTCTTGGAGTGAATTCTGCCGGTGATGTCGAAACGCTTACAAAGATGAATAATGAACAGTGGGCGGAGTACAAGCAGTTATACAGTCAAAAAAATGCTGTAGCAAAGATGGAAGCTGTAACGCAGAATAAAGATTTAAAAAAGTCTACAGATAAGAAAATGAAAGAACTTGAAAAAACATATAAGACAAAGATAGCCAAACTCAAAAAAACATATCAAAAAGAAATGAAATCAATCGGTGCGAATGTGGCAAAAGGTTTTGCAAATGGTATCGAAAAGGGAAGTAATGATGTGTATAAGGCTATAGCGAAACTGACAGGGCAGACGGTGAAGCAGGTTAAGAAAAATCTTGGAATACATTCACCGTCAAGAGTGATGGCTGAACTTGGAGCATACACAGGTCTTGGATTTGCACAGGGATTGCAAAGAGAAACACAGGGACTTGCAGATATTATTACCGGAAATCTTCCAACAACAGTACCTCAGGTAAATGGTAAAGCCGCATCGGGATTACAGAAATCAAGTCAGTTAAATCTTACGATTCAGATGGATGGAAATGTAGTTGGAAAGGCTGCGTTAAATACTGTAGATATGTTACAGGGTGCAAAGGTAAGTCTTACAAGAAGGGGGATAGCAAATGCGTGATTTTTCATTTAATGATATAAGGGCATCAAGTAAAGGAATGACAGTCGAAAGTATAGATATTGGCTATCCTGCGGTTAAAACAAGTGAGATACCGGTACCGTATCGTGATTCAGTAATAGATGCGTATGATCTTAACGGAATGAAAGTTTATGAGGACAGAACGATTACCGTGAAAATGTGGAAAAAGTGTTCAGACAGGGCAGAAGTGGAGAGGACTAAACATTATATAGCGGATTGGCTGTATCCACCTGCGGCAAGAAAAAAATTTATTGACAGTGCAATGCCTGATTATTATTTTTTGGCGAAAATAAGTTCTTTTGATGCATCTGCCTCAACCAGAAAGACCTGTATTATAACAGTTACATTTAAAGCGGATCCGTATATGTATTCATCGAAAGAGGGTGTGAGAAATACGATATGAGAACTATTAGGATTGAAAACATTGAAAATGGAAAGCCTAAGCAGGAAATTATTTTTGATATGCAGCCGGATCATATGGAAAGAAAATTGTCGGGAAGTATATCCAGGGAATTAAATTGTGCGGATTCTTTGTCTTTTGACATTTATCCGGATAATCCGGGATATGATATGCTTTCACCTTGTCTTACTAAAATATGGTGTGTTGATACTCCGGAGGTAGAGTTTTTAGGCAGGGTTCTTAAAGCAGTTCCTTTGATGGACAACACGGGAGCCATATATAAACAGGTAACCTGTGAAGGGTATCTTGCATATCTTCAGGACAGCAGTACAGAGATAGAAGCGTTTGATATGTCACCTGTCGAGCTTGCAAAGGAACTTATAGACAGGCACAACAGTAATGTACCTGAACATCAATTTATAATTGAATTTGATGCCACTGTCACAGATACGCAAAAAGCGGAGCTGTCAACATCCGGAGGAACGACATTTGATGAGTTGTCAGCATTGGTTTCAAAGTATGGCTGGGAAATATCGGTATCTTATAAAATGGACTTAGTCGAAGGAAAAGCATTATTCGATAAGCTGACAGTATCAAAAAAGATTGGAAAAATATGTGGGGACAGTGTAATAGAGATTGGATATAATCTTTTGTCCTATTCATGTGAACAGGACATGAGTACACTTTGTACGAGAATACTTCCGTTAGGTCAAAAGATTTATACCGATGAGGATAATCTTGAAAGGGTTTCTATAGCCGGTGTAAATGGAGGAAATAAATATCTTTCCAAAAATGAAGATGTGTATGGTGTTATACAGCGTACAGTTTTGTATGAAGATATTAATGACCCGACTGAACTTTTAAATGAGGCACAAAAGTATATTGATATATATTCTGTGCCGTATAGCAGTTATACGATTTCGGCCATAGACCCACATTATCTTAATGGTAATAAAGAGCGAATACAGGTAGGGAATTGGTACAAAGTTAATGCCAAAATGCTTGGAATCGACGGTGTGATGCTTAGAGTAAATAAACAGACGATAAGCCTTGAAAGTCCCGCAAATGACAGTTTTAGTGTAGGCAGTACGGCGGCTACGGCATCAGGTTCTATAGCCGGTGCAGTGACAGGGGAAAAATTGAGCCTTTTGGCTGATCAGAGTAATACCAACAACATTATTGTGACAAAGCAGCTTGCCGCACAGCAGGCATGGATAAATGACCTGGTAGCAGTCAACATAACTACTGACAATCTTAAGGCAAAGGTAGCAGAGATTGACAGTCTTACGGCTAATGATGCAATCATAAAGAATATTATTGCACAGACTATTACGACTGATAATATTTCGGCGGCAGTTGGAAATATAAAAAATCTTACTTCTGAGTCGGCACTTATTAACAATATCAGAAGTACGATTATCACAACGGATTTTTCAGATGCAGTTGTCGGAAGAATGAGTGACGGAGTTATTACAAATGCTCTTATCAAGTCATTGACTGCGGATAAGATAGCATCCGGTACAATCTATACGGATAATGTTCAGATACAGTCAAAAGACGGGACTATGGTGCTGAAAGACTCTACCATGCAGATTTCTGACGGAAAGAAAGTGAGAGTCCAGGTAGGTAAGGATGCAAATAACAATTATACTATTATAATTTATGATGAAAACGGAAATGTGCTCTGGGGCGAGGGTGGAATTACTGAAAATGCCGTAAGAGATGGTCTTATCAATGACAGGATGGTGGCGGATGATGCAAACATCAATGCCAAAAAGGTAAATATTCCATCTTTGGTAAGAGAGATAAACAATGGAACTGAGACTATCAAATCAAGCGCGATAAATTATGATCCTACGGGACAGAGTCTTAATATCGCATTTAATAAGATTGTGTCGCAGCTTCTTGACGACATAGGATTTAACCAGTATTACGATGCACAGAAAATGCAGGAGGGATGGATATATGTCGGAGAATACGCTCATAGTGGAAATGTGCAATGGGACAGGGAACATAAGCATTATGAGTGTGACATTATAAGTTTGTCGAAGAAATATTCTTATGTAAATAATTCATTTATGCCTTTAGATGGTACGGCTTATACATTGTCAGCTTACATAAAAGGCAGAGCAATGATATATTATCCGACTGCTCTTGAAACAGGAGATGTATTTGATAATGCAGAAACAACAAGGGTAAAATACGATTTTGTGTATGACAGTACAAAAGGAAAGCCGGTATTTACTCCGGCAGATGACGACGGAGTAATAGAGATATATGCGATAAAACTTGAATATGGCGGAGCAATGACAGAATTTTGTCTGAGTGCTGATGAGGAAGAAAGAGAAGGCAGGGTTCAGATGGCAAACTTTGAAGTGAGCAACACAAACCTTAAGTATGAACTCTATGAAAAGAATGAGGAAAATCAGCAGAAATTTTCGCAAATAGATGTGAACATTGATGGTATTAAGGAAACTGTCGGAGTAATCCAGGGAGATTATGTAACAAGTGCAGCATTAAATCTTAAAGCAGATGAGATAAATGCAAAGGTTTCTGAGACATATCAGACAATAGATGGAATGAATAATTATGCAAAGGCGTCAGAACTTGAATTGAAAGCAGATTCGGCAATACTTGGAAACTACCAGACGATAGCCGGGATGAGCAGTTATGCCACTACAACATGGGCACAAAATCAAATAAGCAGTAAGGTTTCTGTCGGTGATGTGTGTAGCGAGATAAATCAATCATCAGAGCAGATTGCACTTAATTCAAATCGTTTGGTTGTTAATAGCACAAACTTCAAACTTGACGATTCGGGAAATGGCTCAATTGGTGGATGGCAGTTTGGCAGGGGATATATGTATTCAGACGGAGAGGCATTTATTTCAACACATTCCAGAACTGGGTATTATAGCTGGGATGGGTTTCCTTATAAAGCAACTATAATGCAGGGTAAACTTATATGTGGAATCCAAAGCGGAGCTTTAGACGAGGCTGTTCCTGATACGACAAGGGGATATTGTGATTTTTCAGTTGCCGGAATTTTTGCTAAAGATAAAAAAATGAGCAGCGGGTATTTGTTTGCTGTAGGCACTGAAAATGGAGTTGTGACAACAAACACAGGAGCATTTACGGCATCAGACAGACGATTAAAAACAAATATAACTGAAATAGATGAACAATATGCCAATGACCTGATAGACGGATTAAAACCATCAACATACACAATGATAGATGGCAAAAGAACTCACAGCGGATTTATAGCAGATGAAGTTAAAATGACTGCTGAGAAAGTTTTGGGTACGGTAGATGATTTTGCCGCATATGCAACAGTTCAAATTGATGAAGATAAAAAAGACTATGCTGCATTGCGGTACGAGGAATTTATCGCACCTCTGACGAAATATTGTCAGTGTTTAAAAAGAGATTTGAAGCAGGAAATAGAAAGAAACAGACAACTGCAGTCTGAACTTCTAAAACTGCAGTGTGAAGTTATGACAATAAAAGCAAAATTGGAGGAAAAATAATATGGTTATAATGAGAAAACACAGAGTTAAATCATCAGATAAATTTTAGAAAGGGGGCAGTTCATGAACATACCGGTAACATTGAATGTAAAATCTGCAAATGCAATACCTGTAATATCCTGTATGCAGGGAGATACACCTACCCTTGTTTGTACGATAATGAACGATACGGAAAAATTTGTCGTTAATAAAGATGAATTTGATTTGTGTGTTTGCGAGGGTGAAACGGCTAAGCATAAAGCAGTAACGATAAATGCAAGCATAAACGGAAATACTGTCAGTGTCAAAATGACAAAGAATGAAACTGATGAAGCAGGAGATATAAAACTTTGTATCAGATTTTCAAATACAAGGAATAACACTGTGATAAGTACATTTCCGTTTATCCTTAAAGCTACTCAAAATCCATCATATACTGCTGCAGGGCAGATGGATGATGTGAGTGCTTTGACTGATTATGTGGCAGAGGCAAAGAAGTATGCTGATAGTGCAAAAGAGACAACTGCAGATATTAGCACATTGGCACAAAAAACAACAGAGAAAGCACAAGAGGCAGAAAGTTCAGCGACTGCTGCAAAGGAGAGTGCTAATATAGCAGATAATAGAGCAACAGAAGCACAGGAAGCAGCAGCGGCAACATTAAAGAGTTCAAGTACGGCAACATCTGCGGCTGAATATGCAGCAAGTTGTCAGAAAGAGATAGAACAACTTGCAGCTAAAGTTGAAAGTAATTCAAACATTGCAAAATCTTATGCTGTTGGAGAAACATCGGCGAGAGATAATGAAGATATTGACAATGCAAAATATTATAGTCAACAGGCTAAAAAGTATGCAGACGAAGCACAACAGATAGTAGGCGGTAACTTCATACCTAACTCTGAAAAGGGAATTGCAGGCGGTGTAGCTGTATTAAATGCTAACTTAGCAGTTGAAAAAGCGGTAGCAGATGAAAATGGTAACAACATTCAAGAGACATATGCTAAAAAGACAGAAATAGGAGAAATTATAGAAGTTGACAGCAAGTTATCGGCAACAAGCACAAATCCAGTACAGAACAAAATAGTAACTGCTGCAATTAACCGTGCAAGCCAACAAGCAGGTATAGCGAATGGTAAATTAGAACAGTGGCAGGCACAAGGCAGAATACCAAACGGCATTGCAAACAATCTTGTTACGACCGAAAAGGGATATGCACTTGACGCAAGGCAGTTGAATAAAAGTGTGGCGGGCAGTTTCGCCGAGAGCGTTGATAAAAGTATCTCTGCGATAAATAACAGTTTAAACGATATAATTAGCGATTCCATTAGCTTTACGATTCCATACCATCAAATTTGGTTATCTTTTTTTAGAATTGGAAACTTTTGTTTTGTAACAACTACACATATCTGTACCGGGGGATCATGGGCAACTGGCGATATTTTTGTTGCTGAACAGTTTAGACCGACTGAAAATACATCTATTCCAAACGGATATGTTGAAGTAAGAAATGATGGTACAGTTGCAGGATTACAAGAAGGCGGAAATACTACACATTATGGATATGTAGTATATAAATGTACAAGCTAGAACTCTTTCCAAGATGTCCACGCACTTGTATCGTGACGATATGTGCGTGTAAATAATCGCTCTGCTCCCCAAAAAGGCATATATATCTGTTTGGTAAGTGGAACAGATCCCCCTCCGTATGGAGCAAAATATAATCCGCTGTAATATAGACAAATTAAAAAGCCATGTCTTTCAGTTCCGCTAGGAGTATTCGTACCGTTGATTATGAAATATTTAGCAGTAGAACCAACAAGACCGTTTATGTCACCGCCACTTTGCTGTAGATTTATCTTCGTTAAACTGTTATTTAACAAAGAGAAAATAAAATAAACCATTCATTAAAGAGCTTCATAGCTCTTATTTTTATACAAAGAAAAGAAAGGAATAAAAACATTATGAAAATTTTATTAAAAGACAACACAGAACTTACCGTTACCGAAAGCAGCACAGCAACAAAAATCACAGCAGATTTTTCTTCTGCTGAAGATATTGAAAACTTCCGCAAGAAACTGACTGACGAAAATCTGTCAGCATTTAGGTACATAAAAGACGATACTGGCGAAATCATAGGCGAGTACAAAAATTATACTTTTGAAACAGTGTCATATCTGTATTCAGAGGAAAAGAGTGTTTTTGAATCGTCATTTAACATCCGTCAGCTCAGCACTATAGAGGTGAGACTTGCGGCAGTTGAAGTAGGGCAGACTACTCAGAATGATGCCATTGCCGAGATGTCAGAGGTTATTTATAGTGAATAGAAAGGGGGTGGACGAGATGGCGAAATTTTGGTCTGAGAGAATTGCATACGATTTGAATCGTATCGACGAAGTTCCGACAAAATTAAGAGAAAAAGTAAAAAAATACATCGAACAGCAGATTGAAGCTTAGGCTTCTTTTTTTAATGCCTAAAGGCAGGAAAGGAGACACAAATGGCAGCATACGCAATAGAAATAATAATAGCAGTTATTTCAATGCTCGGCACAGCGAGTGGAGCATATTTTGCAAATAAAAAATCAACGGTTCTTGTAGCATATCGCTTGGAGCAGTTGGAGAAAAAGCAGGATGTACATAATCAGGTAATCGACCGGGTTTATGAGCTTGAAAAATCAGTAGCTTTAAATTCGGAAGATATAAAAATGGCAAATCATAGAATAGAAGATTTAGAAAAGAAATAAGGAGGTTTTTATTTATGTTTAAAAATTGTGTGTTGAAGGTAAGTGTTGATACTCAGAAATGGGTGAAATCTGCGACAGTCAGGGCGATTAAAACAATGGCTCAGACTGCAGTTTCTGTAATAGCAGTTGGAAGCACAGTGGCAAATGTTGATTGGAAACTGGCAGCATCTTCGGCAGTAGTAGCCGGAGTTGTAAGTATTCTGACATCAGTTGCAGGACTTCCGGAAGTAAAGTGTGAAGAATAG